ACCAAGATGGGCGACGACGGGCGGGCATGATGAAAGCCATCTCCCTGCCGGTGCGCTCTAACACGCTGCGGTTGTTGCTGGCGGCCCAGGTTGAGGCCAACAAGAAGCCTGAGAAGGGCAAGAAGGCCGCGCTGCAAGAGGCGGCGGTCGCGGTCGGTAAAGGCAAGTTCAAGTCGAGTGCTCCGCCGCTCAGGGTGGTGTCATCGTGAAGCGGGCAACACACACGCGAAAGCAACGAAGGAAGGCGAAGGCGGTTCTAAAACACGGGCCATCCGCAGCGCCCGTACACAAAGCCCCGTGGGGCAGGACAGGTAAACGCACTATCGGCGGGGGTCGTGGGGTATGAGCCATCGCCCCGTATGGACAACCGCCGTACCAGATTGGGCGGATCGCATCCGGCGCGGCGACTCAATAATTCCACCGCCCATATTCCCCGAACAAGCGGAAGAAGGGATGGCGATTTTCAAGTCGCTGCGTATCGTGGACGCGCCAGGTAGTCCGATGATGGAAGAGGCTTGCGCCGAATGGGTGTTTGACATTGTGCGCAGCATATTTGGCTCCTACGATGCCGAGTCGGGTCGTCGCCTGATCCGCGAGTGGTTCATCTGCATACCGAAAAAGTCGAGCAAGAGCACCCTAGCAGCAGGCGTGATGATGACTGCGCTGATACAAAATTGGCGCGAGTCGGCGGAATTTGCAGTGCTGGCTCCGACCGTAGAAGTGGCAAACAATGCCTACGCACCCGCACGCGACATGGTGCGCAAGGACGAAGAACTCGACGTAATGATGCTCGTCCAAACGCACGAGAAGAAGATCACGCACCGCGAGAAGAACGCCACACTCAAGGTGCTGGCTGCTGACAGCAACACGGTCGGCGGCAAAAAGAGCGTCGGCACGTTGATTGACGAGCTACACCTGTTCGGCAAAGTCATAAGTGCTGAAAATATGTTTCGGGAGGCATTAGGCGGTCTCGCGTCCCGGCCGGAGGGTTTCGTCATCTACCTCACGACGCAAAGCGACGAGCCGCCGTCGGGGGTATTCAAGCAAAAGTTACAATACGCCCGTGATGTGCGCGACGGCATAGTGGTCGACCCCGGCTTTCAGCCGATAATCTACGAGCACCCTCCCGAGATGGTCAAAAGCGGCGAACATATGCTGTTGGAGAACATGTGGATGGTCAACCCCAACCTCGGGTACTCGGTGGACAAGGAATTTTTGGAACGGGAGTATCGCAAGGCCGAGAACGCGGGGCCAGAATCGTTGCGCGGCTTCATGGCGAAGCACGCTAACTGCGAACTTGGCATGAACCTCCGCTCCGACCGCTGGGCCGGAGCCGACTATTGGGAGCGATTCGCCGACAAAAGCATCACCCTGGACACGTTGCTGGAGCGTTGCGATGTCGTCGATGTAGGCATAGACGGCGGCGGATTGGACGATTTGCTCGGTTTTGCCGTCATTGGGCGCGACAAAGTGACCGGAAAATGGCTGCATTGGGGCAAAGCGTGGGCGCACCCAAGCGTTTTGGAGCGCAGAAAGGCCGAAGCGCCACGATTCCACGACTTTTCACGTGACGGCGACCTCGTGCTGGTCAAAGACATCGGCGACGACGTGATGGATGTGGTGGATATTGTAAAACGCATCCACGAGGCGGGCGTGCTGGACAAAATCGGCGTTGACCCATACGGCATCGGAGCAATACTTGACGCACTGATGGAAGCCGACATACCGGAGGACATGGTGGTCGGCATATCGCAGGGTTGGAAGATGGCGGGGGCTATCAAGACGGCGGAACGGCGGCTCGCCGAGGGCAATCTGCTGCACGGTGGCTCGCCCATGATGGCGTGGTGCATCGGCAACGCCCGTATCGAGCCGAAGGGCAACGCGGTGAGCATAACAAAGCAAGCGTCGGGGACGGCTAAGATAGACCCCCTCATGGCCTTACTTAATGCGGTGTCGCTCATGGCGCTCAATCCGGCCAGCGCCAAGTCATTCTGGGAGAGTGCGGCTTGACACGCCGCAAATAGGCGCGGATACTCCGCGCACGCAGTCAACGCAGGGATGCGCCGCAGCGATGCACAAGTACACGCCTGACATTCTCGCCGTAATAGGCGCAGCGACCATCACGTCGGGGGTGGCGATGATGCACGTCCCGACCGCCGTGATTTTGGCGGGCGCGGCGATCATGCTGACGGGCTACCTGCTACATAAGGCCCGCCCATGAGCCTATTCTTCGGCCAGCAGTCACAAAAAGCCGGTTCCACGATGGACTTGCTGCGTGACATCATCTCCGGCTACAAATCCGCTTCCGGCAAGGCCGTAAACGTCACCACCGCGATGCAGGTTGCGGCGGTTTTCGCCGTTTGCCGCGTACTCGGCGAGGGCGTAGCGCAAGTTCCACTCAAACTGATGCGCGAAGGGGCTGATGCGAAGGGGCGAACGACCAGAAAACCGGCCCGTGAGCACAGTTTGTACGGCCTGATGGGGTCGTCTCCGAACGACTTTCAGACCTCTTTCGAGTACCGCGAGATGGTGGTTTGGCACGCCGTTCTCGCCGGCGCGCACTATTCGTTCATCAATCGCGGCCCAAAAGGGCGTATTTTGGAGCTTTTGCCGTTCCAACCACACCAAGTCACGGTCAAACGCGACAAAAACTGGCAACTTAACTACGAAGTGCGCTCTGACGAGGACGGATCAACGCGGGTGTTCCCCGCCGAGGCAATCTGGCACGTCAAGGGGCCGTCGTGGAACGGTTGGCAGGGTTTGGAGTGTGTCCGCATCGCCCGTGACGCCATCGGCCTCGCAATGGCGACCGAAGAGGCGGCGAGCAAGCTGCACAAGAACGGCGTCAGCCCGTCCGGGGTGTATTCGGTGGAAGGAACACTGAACGACGACCAGCACAGGTCGCTTTCCAAGTGGGTCGCGGAACACGTCGCCGGTTCGGACAACGTGGGAAAGCCCCTCATCCTCGACCGCGCAGCAAAGTGGGTGCAAACCGCCATGAGCGGCGTGGATGCGCAGTCGTTGGAGACGCGCCGGTTCCAGATCGAAGAGGTTTGTCGCTTCGCCAGGGTGTCGCCCATCATGGTGTACGGCAGCGACAAGGCCAGCACCTACGCGGGTAGCTCGGCAAATTTCCTCGCTCACCTCGTGCACACCCTGTCGCCGTGGTATCAGCGGCTTGAGCAGTCGATGGACAAGAATTTGTTGACCGAGAGGGAGCGTTCCGAGGGGTATTACTTCAATCACGTCGAAGAAGGGTTGTTGCGCGCCAACATGATCGAGACGAAGGACGTATTGCTCGGATACGTCAACGGTGGTTTAATGACGCCCAACGAAGGGCGTGCCAAGCTCGACCTCGACCCGATTGACGACGATGACGCTGATGAATTACGCATCCCGGTCAACGTGGTGCAGGAGGTTGAACCAACCGGCGATACGCCGGGACAGGAGACTGACGATGCAGAACAACCTTAAAGCGGTATCCAAGACCGACACCGAGTTGCGCGTCGGCAACTACATGGTGCTGTTCGGCGGCAAAGACCTTGTTGGCGAGTTTTTCACCAAGAGTACAGAGTTCGACAGCAGCTATACGGACATCGGCATGATGTACGTGGACTTCGAGCACGGGCGCGACAGCGAAAAAACCGGCAACTCGCAGAACAACATCCTCGGCGTGGTGGACTGGAAAACGGCGCGCATCGACGACACTGGCATCTTTGTCGAGCGTGTGCTTAACCGCCGCTCTGACTACGTGCGGCACTTGGAGCAGTTGATCGAGGCGGGAATCGTCGGCACGTCCAGCGAAGCAGTGGCGTCTGGCGTGCGCAAGAAGGCGTCCGGTGAGATCGTGAGTTGGCCGCTGATGCGCGACTCACTGACTGTGACGCCGATGGAGCCGCGCATGATCGGCGAGAACGTACTGGTCGCAGCGAAGGCACTGGCCGAAGTGTTCCCGACGAGCAAGACCCTCGCCGCCTTCACGGGCGGGACAGTCGAGGACTGCATCGACGTGGAAGATGTGAGCGATTTGAAATCGGCGGAACAATACCTGCGCGAAGTGGGATTGAGTCGCCAGAGGGCCAAGGCATTCGTGTCGAGGTTGAAAGGCGTGTTGCTGCGTGAGGCTGACAACGGCGAAATGAAGGCACTTGCAGACGCACTGAAAAAGCGCGCATCCGCCATTCCGCAGTAAATCACTCAGGAGAAATAACATGACCGACATGGTTGAAGTAAAAAAACTGATCGAAGATCAGGGTACGGCGTGGGAGCAGTTCAAGTCCACCAACGACGCAATGCTCAAGGCCAAGGCTGACGGCGCATCTGTGTCCGACTTGCAAGCCAAGATGGAAAAGATCAACGCCGACTTTGTGGAACAGCGCAAAGCGATGGACGACATCCAGAAGAAGGCCAACCGTCCCGACCTCGCCGCCGAGATGGAAGGCAAGAAAGGCTGGGAGGAACTGAACGTCGCGCTCAAGACGTTCGGCAATACCGGCGACAACTCCAAGCTGGCCGAGCTGCACCGCAAGGCGATGAACAGCACCAGCGACCCAGACGGCGGATTCTTCGTCTTGCCGGAACTGGACACCTCCATCGACCGCATCGCGCAAACGATGGGTGCGCTGGGACGCTTGGCTTCCACCACGCAGATCGGTTCGCAGCAGTGGAAAAAGATGGTCAAGACGGCCGGCATGTCCATGCGTCGCGTCGGTAACGGCGCAACGGGCGGCGAGACGACCGAGCCGACCTTCGCTGAACTGACCATCGAGGCATTCGTTGCCGAAGTGGAGCCGTGGATTCACAACGAGACGCTGGAAGACGCTCGCATCGACATGGCTGCTGACCTGATCGACGAAGCGGCCATCGCGTTCAGCGAAGGCGCGAACGCCGAGTACATCACCGGCAACGGCGTCGGTCAAGCGCGCGGTATTCTGGGCTACACCAACGTCCACAACTCGTCCTATGCGTGGGGTAGCGTCGGCTATATCCGTTCCGGCAAGTCCGGCGCGTTTATGTCGGTCGCCCCGGCAGACCGTGTGGTGAGCTTGCAACATGCGTTGAAGCCGCAGTATCGCCCCGGCGCTGCGTGGCTGACCAACGATGCCACGCTCGGTATGATGCGCCAGATCAAGGACGGTTCCGGCTCCTACTACCTGTGGACTCCTGCTACCGAGTCGTTCGGCGGTAAGTTCTTGGGTTCTCCGGTGGAAGTGGACGACAACATGCCCGACCTGGGCGCGGGCAGCTACTCGCTGGCATTCGGCAACTGGGCGCGTGCGTATCAGATCGTCAACCGTGCGGGTACTTCGCTGATCCGCGACAACATCACATCCAAGGGTGTGACGAAGTTCAATCTGCGTAAACGGTTCGGCGCAGGCGTGAAGAACTTTGAAGCGTTCAAAGTTATGGCGTTTGTAACGGGAACCGCCTAAGCTACTTGCAAAAGCAAATAGTGCGTAGTAGCATGGGTCATCTTTAACGAGGTGGCCCATGATTGTTTCTAAGGTTTGTAAAATTGAAGGATGCGGGAAAAAGGTGATGGGTGCGGGTTACTGCTCCGCGCATTACTCGAAAAATAGAAAGTACGGCGACCCTTTGGCGGGTCGGGTCAACAAAGGCGGGGAGTGTTCCATTCTCGGTTGCGGTAAGCCGGTCAAAGGGCTAACGTATTGCGCCATGCACTATGAGAGATTCAGGAAGCACGCGGACGTCAATTACGTAGTGAAGCCGAAAGTGTGCAAGATCGAGGGGTGCGGCGGGAAGCATAAAGCATACGGCTATTGCGAATTTCACAATGAGCGGCGCATCCGTCACGGCGACCCACTGGCCGGAGGCGCGAGAGTAAAATACAACGCCCCAAACCAAGTATGTAGGATTGATGGGTGCGGTAGGAAAGCAGCGTCACTGCTACTTTGCGACAGGCACTATGCGAAATTACGCGCGCACGGCGACCCGACCGCCGGGTTTACTCAGGATGGCCGCAGTAAAACGTGGTTTCTTGACGGAAACGGGTATTTTCGTAAATTTGAGCCGAGCAACCCCCACGGAACTGGAGATTTTGTCCTACAGCACCGTCAAGTCATGGGCGAACACATCGGGCGACCGCTGCACAAGACTGAGAATGTCCACCATAAAAACGGCGACCGCGCCGACAACCGTATCGAGAACCTTGAGTTGTGGACGAAATCTCAACCGGCGGGCCAACGTGTTGCGGATAAAGTCAAGTGGGCCAAGGAGATACTTGCGGAGTACGGACACCTTGACGTATAGTGCGCGCTGCAACCGTAACAACTCGTGCCGGTGCGAGCTTCACCGGCAACTCTAATTTAAGGAGAGCACCATGAATGACCTGCACAACAGCATTCGCACCAAAACCGTCATCAGCCCGCTGGCTATCGGCGCGAACGCAACCAAGACCGGCCTCGTCATTGATCGCCAAGGCTACGGCGGCGTCGAGTTCGTCGCCAGCTACGGCGCAGTGACCACGACCGGCACTATCGTCACGCTGGTTGTCAAGGAAGGCGACGTTACCGGCACGTTGACCAGCGTGGCCGACGCCGACCTGCTGGGTACCGAGGCGCTGGCATCGCTGCTGGCCGCAACCCCTCGCGCTGCCGGCACTACGAAAGAAGTGACCAAGCGTGTCGGTTACACCGGCCTCAAGCGTTACGTCTCGGTCGATGCGGTACAGACCGGCGTGACTTCGGTTGGCGTGGTGGCTGTCGCCGCGGTGCTGCACAACCCCACGCTCGCACCTACTGACAATCCGTAGGCTAGTGACAAGGAATAGGTCGGTGTCTCACCACATCGTCGCCGTGCAACTCGGCTTTTTCTTAACCTGGTGAGAGGTGCAATAAAATGAGTTTGAATTCTGGCGAACGCCAAGTAACCCCCAAAATTTCCGAGATTCGGCGCGACCATGTGGCGCGCTATGAATTTGCGGCAAACTATCTCGACCCAGGCCATACCGTGATTGACTTCGCATGCGGTATCGGCTACGGCGCACACATCCTGTCTGACGCCGCATGTACTGAGCTATTCTCCAATCACGCCAGAGTCGTTGGCTTCGACATCGACGCGGAGACCATTTCTTACGCAACGGAGAACTACGGCAACGAGGGGCGCGTCACATTCCGGCAAGCAGACGGCAACTGCCCTCCCCAACTGCCCGTCGCCGACCTCGCCGTGTCCTTCGAGACCATCGAGCATATCCAAGACCCCCGCCCCCTGCTCCGGGCGCTCCGCAGCGCCCCGCGCCTGATCGCCAGTGTACCGAACGAGTCGGTGTTCCCGTGGCAGCAGGAGGACGGCACGACCGTCGCGTTCCACCACCGCCACTACACCAAGACCGAGTTTGCCGAACTGCTGATGGAGTGCGGCTGGAGTCCGGTTGAGTGGTACGGGCAGCACGGCACGCACTCCGAAGTCGAACGAGACGTGCATGGTCGGACGCTGATCGCCGTGTGTGAGCGTGTCGAAATCCCGCAGCCGCGCGAGGATACCGAGAAGCACATTTGCATCCTCGGCATGGGGCCGTCGCTCGACCAGTACACCGACCAGGTGAAGCGTGCGGGGGGTCGGTCGGCATTTTGCGACGAAGTGTGGGCGATCAACGCACTGGGTGACGTGTTCGCTTGCGACCTCGTGTTCCACATGGACGACATCCGCATCCAGGAGATTCGCGCTGCGGCTCGCCCGGCCAGCAACATCGCCCGGATGGTGGATTGGATCAAGACGAGCACCACGCCGGTCGTCACCAGCCGCGCGCACCCCGACTACCCTGCGCTGGTTCCGTTCCCGCTGGAAGATGTGCTGAACAATCTCGGCCACGACTACTTCAACAACACGGCGGCTTACGCCATCGCGTTCGCCATCCACATCGGCGCGACCAAGATCAGTTGCTTCGGCATGGACTTCACCTACCCCAACGCGCACGACGCCGAGAAAGGCCGTGCCTGCGTCGAGTTCTGGCTAGGCTACGCGCACGCGCGCGGCATCAAGCTGGGTCTGCCGCAGACTTCGACGCTGATGGACTCCATGTTCCCGAAGGCGGCGCGGCTGTATGGCTACGACACGGTGGACGTGGCATTCAACATCGGCGCGGACGGGGTACTTGCGCTGGACTTCAAAGAGCGCGATACTCTGCCGACTGCCGCCGAGATCGAGGTCAACTACGATCACAGCGCACCGATTGCAAAGCAGCATCAGTCAACGAAGGAGTAAGGCATGGCTCAATGCGAGATACTGGAGTCGTTCAAGGGTTCTCAAGACGGTCGGTTCACCGAGTCGTTTGAGGCCGGAACGACTGCCGAGTTGTCGGAGTACCTGATGGCGAACGCGCCGAAAGGTTCGTTCCGGCGCGTGGCCGTGGTGGAGAATAAGGCGACCATCACAACGCAGTCGCGGGGTCGCGCTAAATGATCGTTGTCGTCACACCGCCCGCGACGGAGCCGGTCACGCTTGCCGAGGTGATGGCGCATTGCCGCATCGACGAGGCGAATCAAGAACCCGCCCCGTCTGCGCCAACCGTTGCGCTCGCATCGCCTGTTGCGGCGGGCAACGTGGATAACGGTGCGCATCGCTACCTCGTAACCTTTGTGACCGCCGAGGGCGAGACACAAGCTGGCGTCGTGTCTAGCGCCGTCACCGTGGTGGACAAGACCGTCAACGGGCAAGCGGCGCTGACTGCCATCCCGCTCGGCGGCTCATCCGTTACGGCGCGCAAGCTCTACCGCACCGCTGCTGGCGGCTCGACGTATCTCCTGCTGGCGACCATCGCCGACAACACCACGACGACCTACACCGACAACATCACAGACGCATCGCTTGGTGCGGGCGCACCCACGACCAACACAACCGGCGATCCGCTGCTCAATATACTCATCGTTGCGGCCCGACAGCATGCAGAACAAGTGCTGCGCCGGTATCTCATCACGCAGACGGTTGACGCGTACTTTCACGAGTTCCCCGATGCCGACGACGATGAACATCTGCGCTTCAACCTGCCGCCCCTGCAATCAGTCACAAGCATCACCTACACCGACATCGACGGCGTTGAACAGACGCTCGACTCGTCGCGGTATCTGGTGGACGCGGTATCGCGTCCCGCGCGCATCGAAGCCGCCTACGGCCTAGTGTGGCCATCCACACGCGAGCAAATGAATTCGGTGCGGGTGCGCTTCGTGGCCGGCTACGGTGACGCGGCCAACGTCCCCGCCTGCATCAAGAACTGGATGCTGATGCGCATCAAGACCCTGTGGGATGGGCGCGATCAACTGGTCAAGCAACTCGGCATGCCCGTGTTCGAGCCGTCGTTCATCGACTCGCTGCTGGACTCTGAGCGTGTGGTAGGCAGAATATGACCATTCAAGTCTCCAACATGGACACACGGGTTCGCTTTGACGCGCGCAGTGTGAGTCAAGACCCGACATACGGCACAGACGTTGTGACGTGGGTTCCGGCCGCGACGGTGTGGGCCGAGGTGCTTGACGTATTGCCCGCACGGGCGCAAGCTGAACAGGTGCGCAGTGGTGTGCAGGTTGCCACGTTGCGCTCCAGGCTGCGCATGCGCTACCGAACCGACATCGACGCAACCATGCGCGTGCTCATCGGCGGCGTTGTGCATCAGATCGTGGGTGGGCCGGCCGAGATTGGGCGGCACGAATATCAAGAATTGCTAATTGAGGCGTATTCGACGCAATGAGCACCGATACTTTTCACGTTAAGGGGCTGGCGGACTTGGGCAAAGCTCTGTCCACACTCAGCGTGCGGATTGAGAAAAACATCATGCGCGGCGCACTGCGCGCCGGGGCCGCACCGATGCGCGACGACGCACGCGCCAACGCCGCCAAAGCCACCGGATTGCTCGCCAAGGGCATCAAAGTGTCCACCGATGCCAAGCGCGGCATGATATACGCCAAGGTGCGCACCACCGGCAAACACAGCTGGCTGGCACACTTGGTTGAGTTTGCAACTGCGCCGCACCGCATCAATGCGCGCAACGGCGGCGTCATCCGCATCAACGGTCGCCCGGTCGGTAGCGGAGTAGATCACCCCGGCACACGCGCCATGCCGTTCATGCGCCCCGCGCTGGACGCACAAGCTACGGCCTCGGTGAACGAGACGGCGGCGTATATCCGCAAGCGCCTGACCGCAGAAGGCATCAACGTGCCGGACGCAGGAGACGAAGCGTGAGTGGCGTCGCTATCATCCGCTACAAGTTGGCGAACGCGGCGGGCGTGACGGCAGTTGTTCCTGCCACACGTATCCAAGCCGGCACAATGCCGGAGAACACCGCGATGCCGTTCATCTCGGTGTCGCAGATCAGCAGTACGCCGCTCAATCAGGTGGCTCAGACGAGTGGGTTGCGCATGGACCGTGTGCAAGTCACCGTCGAGGCGGTGAGCTACGTCCAGATGCGGCAGATTCTCGCGCTGGTGCGCGCGGCGCTGCCCTACACTCGCGGCACGGTCAACAGCATCGCATGTGACTCCATCGTGCCAGATGTTGAGGGGCCGGAAGGCTTCGATGGCGTGCTGATGAGCCATTTTCAATCGCAAGATTACATCGTACATTGGAGCGAATGATGACAACCCCCTGGACACCCGACAACATCTGGCCCGGCGCAACAGTCGCCATTCTCGGCGCAGGCCCGGACATGACCGAAGAACTGGCGCTGACCGCCAAGGGCCACAAGACCATCGCCGTGAACCGCGCCGTGAAGTTTGCGCCGTGGGCCGACATGTTCGTGGCGCTCGACCCGCATCATCCGTTTTGGGAAGAGAAGGACAACGTGGGCTTCGCCGGCCTGTGCGTGTGCGGCGTCGAGACGGATGCGTACCCCGACGCCAAATATGCGGGCATGTTCTACGAGACGGTCGGCAGCTTGCAGATACGCAACAACGCGCTGGCCGCGCTGCGCATCGCCATGCGCTCCGGCGCGAGCAAGATCATTCTGCTTGGCTTCGACACCGCCCGCTATGAGGAAGTGCACGCCCACACGGGTTTCCGGGGGCTGGTGGAAGGTCTGC